CTCCGTACCCTCCTCCCATACCTCCAAACATGCCTCCGAAGCCCCCGGGACCCATCAGAGCGAGCAACACCGCGACGGCGACCATGCCCATATATACCTTCTGATATGTTGCCCAATCACCCACCATCCATGGATTCTGTCCGGGTTTCGCTTTGGGCCACTGCGCCTTGGGTCTCTCCGCCATCTTTCCAAGTTGAAACGCTCCGAAATACGCTCCGACCGTGAGGAACAGTTTCAGAGTATTAAACAGGCCGGTCGACATCGTATATATACATACAAATATATTTTTCTATGAAATATGGATATGTCGTCTCGATCGATTTCGTCGATATTATCTTATATCGACAAAACTGCCAAACTCAAATCATGTAAAAAATACCAGGAAATCGAATGATCGTCCTCACCGGTCGAGGCGCCAAAACGCCGAAAAATTACTCACACACGCAAAAACGACTAAAATCATCTCGAGCGTTTTTGTCGATATAAGATAATATCGACAAAACTGCCTGTGATGCGTTGTGTCATTTGACCACGGCATGCTACTTTGGTATAAACTGTCGTCTCCGATGCAGTGCACCATACGATGACGCGTGTCAATCTCGTCCATCCGAGCGAGCTCGCGAATCAACATGTCATGGCGGAGTATCGAGAGATAAAAATGATTCCGAAGGCTCTCGCGCGGTCGCTTCGAACGAAGACGCCGGAACAAGTCGCCGAGAAGATCCCGAAGAAATTTACTCTCAACACCGGGCACGTCACGTTTTTTTACGACAAAGGAGCGTACCTTCGCAAGCGGTACGACATGCTCACGAAAGAGCTCCTGAATCGCGGATATAAAATTAACGTCGACGCAAAGTTCGATCCAGACGGCATCATGAACGACTCGATGTGGAATAACGATTACGAGCCCGACGACGACGCGTACGACATCATTCGTCAGCGGATCGCTGAAAAGATCGCGATGAAACCGGATTTTTACAAGTGGACTCTGTGATCGAATCGCGTTTTTGTACGCGTATCATGACGTGGCGATCGCCCGTCTTGTCCTCGAACGTTTCGATGCGAACGGGTGCCAAGGTGTCGGAAATTTTCGGGACTCCCGGATAGTGTCTTGTCACGGTCGCTTTTGCAGTCGTGAACACGATCCTGTACTGCATTATTATGTCTACCACATTATTTTTGACGTTTAATCGCACGAACAAAAAAAATTCGATATGTAAATGGTTGTTTTAACTGCTGCGGACGCTCAGAACATCAGGCTGGCAAAGAGAAACGTTTCTCACGAGACGTACAAGCTGATATTCGAGATGATTATCAACAGGATAAAAAATAAAGCCGAGATGAATCAGACGTCTCTGAGGTACAGAATTCCCCACTTTCTGGTCGGCCGGCCGGCGATAAACGTGCATCACGCCGCGCGATACGTCTCCGAGAAACTCCGATTTTATGGGTATAAATCGTCATTTCATGAGATTCAGGGGAATTATTTCGTCGACGTCGACTGGTCCCGAGAGCCCATCAAAGTTCCAAAGAAACCTCGGGACGTGAAACGACCAAAACAGACGACGACGCCGACGGGAACGCAAGAAGCAATGAGGCGACTCGAAACGATCAAGTTGCAACTGCAAAATACTCTGAAAAAGAAATGACACATATATCGACGCTCTGCGTATAAAAGCGGGTGTTGTTGTCTTACTGTAGAATAGAATGGATGCCGGTATTATGCCGGATGTGCAACGATCGACAATCGAGCTTCGCGCGGCCGGGGCAAAAACCTCGGTATTGCGGACCATGCTGCGTCGGCAAGAACATGGTCAATGTTAGAGATCCAGAGTGCCTGTGCGGAATACGACCGTCGTACGGCTTTCCTGATGGAAAAGCGGTGCGCTGCTCCGAGTGCAAGGAGCCGGGAATGGTCGATGTTGTGAGCAAAAAGTGCTCCTGCGGGACGAGATCATCATACGGCTTTCCCGGCAAGAAAGCGGAGTGCTGCAAGGAGTGCAAGAAGCCGGGGATGATCGACGTCGTGCACGATAAGTGTCCGTGTGGTATTCGACCGTCGTACGGCTTTCCTGATGGAAAAGCGGTGCGCTGCTCCGAGTGCAAGGAGCCGGGAATGGTTGACGTCGTGAGCAAGATGTGCCCGTGCGGTCATCAAATGTCGTTCGGTCTCCCCGGAGGAAAAGCGGTGTGCTGCTCCGAGTGCAAGGAGCCGGGTATGATCGACGTTAAGCACAAGACGTGTCCTGGACGCGATGGTGTTCCGTGCCCGGTCGTCACTCGCCTAGCGGACAGTAAAGAGTATTGCCTGGTGTGCGACCCTGACGACTCGAGGCGTGCCGTGAGGAAGAAGGACGAAACCGCGTTCTTCGATTTCCTGGCCGAGAACGGCGTGGGCGTCACGCAGCGCGAATATCGGATCGACTATCAGTGCATCGACACGTACAAGAAATATTCGCTGATCGACGGCGTCATCGTCGCGGCGGACGTCGTCGTGTGCCTCGAGCTCGACGAGGACGCGCACGAGCAGTACGACCCGACGTGCGAGGAAGCACGGATGCACGACGCGTCCGCGGAACTCAAAATTGCGTTCCCGGACCGCCCGATCGCATGGATCCGCGTGAACCCTCATATCAAGAAGGACGGCAGGCGCGACGTGTCCCGGGCCGCGAAGAAGGTCCGCGACGAGCGGCATCGCAAAGCGTTACTTTTGATCCATGACGTCCTGGAGAACCCGCGGGACTGCATCGAATACGTCGGGTATTAAGACATCGTTGGTTTTTTTCTTAAATATTTTATATTTGTGTAAATAAATGTCTGCCAACCAAAAACTCAGTCCTCTGTTGGTAGACGCTAAAGACACCTATATACGTCAGCTCGCCGATGTCACTGCGCCGTTCGTCATCAACACGATCAACACGTTATATAACGCCGCAAAGAAGGAAGCGGGATTCGGGAAACCGACGAAACTATTTCAGACAAAACTTCGTGAGATCCCATTGTGGAACCAAGGTTTGATAGACGCCCAGGTGACTGCGATCACGAACAAGTATAAGTACTTCCCGGAACTTGTTGCGGCAGCGTTTGTGTCATATGTAAAAATTCTTTCAAGCGTGAAGATCCATGCCAAAAAGCCTCATATACAGCTGAAATTACCGGCCGACGACGTGTTTGTGCACAAGATTTTCATCAACGCTGCAAAAAGCTTTTATTTGGATCCTCCCCTCGTGAAGGCTCCCAGAGAGGTTCGTTTGGCTCTCGTTCGCAACGCAGTTGAAACAGCCGTTCGCGAACTGCTGCCGACCGAGGATATCCTCAGAGCGTATCTGGGCGGATCAGTGGACGCCGACGGGATCCAGACCGAGGAGATCGACGAGGAAGAGATCGATCTCAGTCCGACTCCTGAGTCCGTAAAATCTAGTCCGCAAGAACAACAGCATGCGGTGTCCGGATCTTTGAGTCCCGTGCAGGCCCTCGGCTCCCCAGATTTATCCCCGAGCCCCGCTCCGAGCGTTACGGCGCCGATTCCTACGACCCAGGACAACGCGGCCGCGGTTGCTCAGCTTCAGCACATCCTCAATCAGACCGCACCGGCTCCCGTGGCGATGAGCACGCCACCCGTCGTTCAGACTCAACAATTTCAATCACCCCAACCGCAACCCACCGTCATCACGATTCCGAAGACTCCTCAGTATCCCGGAGCCTTTGTTAGTCCCGTTCCTCGGCAGTTCAACGACGCGGATGGAAATGAGTTTTTCTCGTAAAATGCACGAAAAAAAATAAAATTTGTTATGTATAAACGATGTTGGACAACCCGTACATTGCATCGGTGGTCGTTGGTTTATTTTCCGCGATGCTATTCACGTTGTATCTCAAGATCACGGACAAAGACGAGAAAAAATTCACGACAAAATTTGTGCAGGTATTCGTCGCGACGTTGACCGCGGGTATCGCGTTTGCGTTCGTGACGAGCGGCGCGTCCGACGAGACTCTCAATCTGCCGTTCGAGCAGGGCGGCTTGGCCGATTTTTAAAAGCGAACGATGTCGTCCATATCGAATACGAGTAACGTCCCGTTCGTCGTTTCGATGACGAGCGCTTTGTAAAGGTCCGTGTCGTAGTACGGAAACATATTTTTTACGAAAATTTTGCTTCCCGCATGTGCGTTGAAATCTCCGTTCTGACCTGCATATTTTTGTATGCGCTTGGTGACGTTTATGAACTCGTCATCGGTCGTGATGACGTTGGCTTCCCTGATGGTATACTTTGGAAAAATTCCGAGGTCTTTGCGTATGGGAAATCGTACGCCGTCGTCGTGCCTGAGTATCGCTCGATATTTTTTATCGTGAACCAAGTATCGAATTTCGATTCTGTACGTTTCAAGACGTAGATCGCGTTTTATATCTTCTATGCTTGCATGAGTCGATGCGTTTTCCGAAAATGCACATGGTTCGTCGCTCTCGTCGAAAACGATTATTTGATGAACTTTTATTCCCGAAGATCTGGTAATTTTCTTGAACGCGTATCTCGCACAATAATCCAGAATTTCCATAATAATAATAATATCAAACTTTTTTTTAAGTTTATTCGTGCAAAATAATTTAAAAAAATTGTGTACGAAATTATATGTATAATCAACCGCAGGTAGCAAAGTACGTCACGACGGCGGACAGAGATCTCATACGGTTGGAATACAAAACAAAGCAATACAAAACGAAGAAAGAACCGAAGACCGTGCAGACCTCCGAATTTTCTACTCTCGAAGAAGCCATAGAGAAAAACATAAAGTCCTTCGAAAACAAGAAAAAGAAGCAACCCAAGAAAGCTGATGATATAGAAAAAGACGAGATAGATTACATTTTGGATTCTATCCCGTTCATAAAGGAAATGTACGAGAAAGAAACCGTCGTGAGCACGTCTCCCAACGATCGCAACAAGGTATTTCAGGTAAAATCCGTGAAAACAAACAACACGAACTTTCAAAAATATTTGTATACGGTAGAAAAAGTGGTCAACGAAGATACGGTATCCGCAGTTTCGGAAAAGGAAACCATTCAAGAAATTTACACGTGCTCGTGCGGAGGAAGAATGCTCGAACAAACTGCGGAATCGGAACTCGTATGCGTCGAGTGCGGAACGACGAAAAAACAAATAGAGTCGTACTCCTTCCACGATCAGAACGATTCGATGGCCTACAAACGTTCGAACCATCTCGTCGAGTGCTTGAACGCGTTACAAGCAAAAGAAGGAACCACCGTCCCGCAAGAAGTTATAGATGCGGTCAGGGCGGAGTTCAAAAAACACCGGATCACTTCGACGAGCGATATCAAACCGCCGAAAGTCAAGCAGTTCCTCAAAAAACTTGGATACTCCGCGTACTACGACAATATATACAGCATAACAAATGTTATCACCGGGCTGCCCACGCTGAAACTGAGTCCAGGGCTCGAGAAAAAGTTCCGCGACATGTTCGTCGAGATCCAAGAGCCTTTCGAAAGGCACAAACCGCCTCATCGAAAAAATTTTTTATCGTACAACTATGTCTTGTACAAATTTTCGGAACTCCTCGGGGAGGACGAGTTGTTGCCGTACTTCAGTTTACTTAAATGTAGAAATAATTTACATGCGCAAGACATGATCTGGAAGGGAATCTGCGAAGATTTGTCCTGGGAATTTATTAGGACAGTATGAAATATGATATTTTAATAACCGATATACTTGATTCCGCTCCTCGGATTCGCAAGGACGTCCTTTGCTATCTCGATCGTCTCCTTCATCCGCACTTTTAGAATCGTCGCAGGAGACTTTTTGTCATCGTCATTAGGATGCGGATTCGCTCGGATCCAAAACACTTTCACGTTCGGCACGGATTGTAGGATTCCAAGCGTCACATCGTGCATCCGGGCTTCCTCGCATATCTTATCGTAATGCTCGTGCGCGTATTCGTCGATCTCGATGCACACGAATATGTCGCTCGTGATGATCACGGCGTCGATGTACGCCCGCGACCTGTCGACGTCTCCGCACATCGTGAAATCGACCGGATACTGGTGGTCAGTGATCGACAACTCCTTGTCGAGGATCCCAAAGCACTTGTTCTCAGTCGTTTTTTGTTTCTTCTTGCGGTTTGGGTCGGGGTCGCACGACGCGCACAGAGGATGCGAAGAATCGATGAACGTCTTCACGGGACACGGAACGCCGCCATATCCAGGGCATAGAGTTCCGCCGAGACATATCATGCAGGTGAGCGCGTGAGAAACGCACCTGACTTTCGAACCGTCGGGAAATCCATAGCTCGCGGTCGTATCGCATCCGGGATGCTCGCATCGCTTGATCACTACATTGATCATTCCGTCGAGCGCGTGAGAAGCGCACCAAACCGCCTTTTCCCCTGGAAATCCGTAACTTGGATGAGTGATACATCCGGGGTGCTTGCACCGCTTGTTAATGATGTCTGTCATTCCATCGAGCGCGTGAGAAGCGCACCTGACTTTTGATCCGTTAGGAAATCCGTAGCTCGCGATCGTATAGCATCCGGGATGCTCGCATCGCTTACTGTTGACGTCTATCATTCCATCGAGCGCATGAGAAGCGCACCGAACCGCCTTTTCCCCTGGAAATCCGTAATTTGGTCGAGTATCACAACCGGTGTGCTCGCACCGCTTGTTAATGATGTCTGTCATTCCATCAAGCGCGTGAGAAACGCACCTGACTTTTGATCCGTTAGGAAATCCGTAGCTCGCGATCGTATCGCATCCGGGATGCTCACATCGCTTGCTCACGACATTGGCGCACACCATATCTTCCGGAATGTGCGATTTGCAATATAATGGCTTCTGGTCCGAGGGTGCGAACGACGCGATTTTCGAACACTCGGGATCCAGACACCTCGGCATCATGGGCGCGCTCACGTAGCCAATTTTTCCCTCAGCACATCCTCTGCACAGTGTCCGTTGCTGTCCGAGGATGCCCCAACTCGCGTGATTGTTTTTGCACGATTTGCATATGGTCATCTTCTGTTCTCGAATAAATTTATTTGTTTATATTTGCAAGGGTGACGATATGCGAAAATAAAATAATTTTATATGATATAAAATGCTTCTCGAACCGATGCGATTGAACACGTACGAGCCGTTTTCTATCAAGAATATCGGCGACAAGATCAAAGACACTGCCAAAGACACCGCGGGCAAGGTGGCAGACACTTCTAAGAATGCCGCGGGGTCCGTGGCCGACGTTGGCAAAGATGTTGGTGGCAAGATCGTGGACACGGGCAAGGACGTCGGAGGCAAGATCGTTGATACCGGGAAGAACGTCGGAGGCAAGATCGTCGACGTCGGGAAAAAGGTAGGAGGAGCCGTCGTCACCTTCGGCAAAGGCGTCGCCGCATTCCTCGGTCCGATATTCAAAGGCGTCTTCTCGTTCCTGATGGGTATTCTGAAGAACTGGAAGCTCGCCCTGGCCATCGCCGTCGTGTGCTGCCTCTGCTATCTTGCCATGCCGTTTATCATGCCTGTCCTGACTTTCTTGAAGTAGATTTACAAGTGTATTAATTCACGAACTACTCATGCATGTTTTTCGTGTTTTCAATTCGCTAGTTACGATTTTTCAGTGTTTCAATTTGTTATCGTCTCTATCCATCGATCGATCAACGTTTCTATCTACCAGTTGAAAATAAAAGGAAGGTAATTCGACGTGTAAAACGCCGTGATTGCCATGAGGGGGATCACGTTGTAGAATTCCGTATCCTTGAAGAGGAAGATCTGGAGGAAAGAACCCGCGAAGACAGAAGCGAAGTTGCCAAACACGAGCAGGAACGCGAAGATTCGTGCGTTGCGGAACTTGATCGCCATCGCCGAACGCTTTCCACAGTTTCCGCTCGGAGTCCAAGATCCCACGGTGTTGAAGATCTTGTCTTTGATGGCCCACGTATACGCGAAGTTCTGGGCGCAGATGGTGGCGTAGGCACCGTACGGCCACGGCTGGACGCTCCAGATGGGAATGAGAATCAGCATCAGGATGATACCCGTCAGAGCGAACGAGATGTTGTAATACAAAATGACTTCGGGATAGACCCAAAGGAGGAGGTTCGACAAGGCGGGTCCGAGAAACAATGTCATCATACTCGTCGAGTAGAACAGCATGCCGGAAATATAGCACATGCGGCGAATGAACCCCAGGTCCGCCTTCCAGAACTCGGCGGAAGTCAAGAGCGTGGTCGAACCGGAACACCAGCGATATTGCTGAGCGAAGAAAGCACGGTGTTCGTTGGGGCACACGCCGCCGGCGAGGTTCAGCGGGACGTATTCTACGTGATACCCTGCCTTCGTCGCGCGGAAACCCGTGCGGACGTCCTCCGAATGCTCGACTTCCGCGGTTCCGCCCATGGGTTCCAGGGCAGTTCGAGAGTAAATCGCACACGTTCCGACGCAAATACTGCCGTACGCGGGCTCGTACTTCTTGAACATATACTTGCGAGAAGAATTGCGAGCCGGCTGGATGAGCCGGTAGAAAATTTCTTGAACGGCCCCCGCACCTCGCTCGAGGTAGTTTGCTTCCTTACGCTGCTCGAAGAACTGCGGAGTCTGGATGATCGCGATCGTGGGATCGTCCTTGAAGCGGCCGAGAACGCTCTCCAAGAAGTCTTCGCGAGGACAGAAGTCGGCGTCCAGGATGACGAAGTAGTCGCCGTCGGTCTTCGTGAAAGCCGCGCGAAGGTTACCCGCCTTCTTCATGTATCCGCGGTTCTCGCGGACGTGATACGTGAATCCGTATTCTTCGCACAAAGCCTTCACCTCGTCGGAAGCACTGTCGTCGAGAACGTGAACCTTCAAGACGCCGTCATGCCGCACCTTGGCCACGTACGACCACGTGTTGTTGAGAACGGCCATGTCTTCGCCGCACACGGGCAGAAGAATGTCCACGCTCGGGCGGAAAGGGTCTTCGACATTTTCGCGAACCCGCTTGATGATAGCTTCGTGTTTTTCGTAATCGAAACCACGGCCGACCAAAATAACGAGAACGTATGTCACGATCGACGAGATGATGATGAGAGCGCACACGCTCCAAAACCACCACGCTCCGGTTCCTTTCATGAACAAAACGAGGCCAGTAGAGAACACGGCCATCGAAATGAAGGCAAACAAAGCGACCAGGGCCTTGTTCGTCTTCAAGTACGCCATCTTGAGCTCGTCGTTTGGCGGCCTCGGGAGGACGACTCCCTTCGGGATAGGAAATCGCTCGCCCGTAGTTTCGCCCGTTCCTTGTCCTTCATCCACTCGTTCCGGGACGTTCTCCAGAGGAGATTCAGACACCATATCGCTTTCGTGAATGTCGAGCTTCACGATTTCACCGCAAGAGGCGTTCATGGTGCTGGCAGAGTCGTATCCGCGCCGCATTTCTATGTTGAGATCATGAAAAAGTGCATTTTATACTATTCTTGACGATATGTCATTTGTCATTTGTCATTGTCATTTGTCATTCATGATATGCATGGTATGCATGACATGCATATTGACAACTTTTGTATAAATACTTGTCATATGTCAAAGTTTCAACAAACAACCATGGGGTTCTCCAAGATCATCGCTGTGGTGTTTCTCTTCGTAGGGTCTGCAATGGCGTGTGCAGCACCCGCGCCTCCCGCCCCGAAGGTCTTCAATTCTTCGTATGACATCGTGTATCCGCAGAAGACTCCTCCGTTCAAGGACCCTGCGACGTTCATCCCGGCGCGAAACGTCTACACGTCGAACATCACGAATATTTATCAAATCAACGTGAACACGAAGGGAGAAATCGTCTCGAACACTTCTTCCGTGTATTATATCCCCGACGATTCTTCTACGAATGTTTCATCCACTCGCATTCCTCTATGGTGGGACGAGTTCGATGGCGAGTATGTGGATCTGTCCGCGTGGCTCACGATCGACGGTTCTGGGTCGACCGGCTGGGGGAACGGAGAGCTCCAAGTATACTCTCACGAGAACGTGTATCTCAAAGACGGTATGCTGAACATTATGGCGTTCCGAGATGCTAACGGAAACTGGACTTCCGGACGCGTGCATTCCCGTAATGCCTGGTCACCGGGGATGGACATCGGAGGTAAGACTGTCTCGAAGATCTACTTCGAGTCCCTCGTCATCATCCCTCAGGGCGGAAACGGACTTTGGCCCGCGTTTTGGGCGTTCCCGGAGGACAGTGTGTATGGTCAATACGCGGCGTCTGGCGAAATTGACATTATGGAACTCCGTGACTCGCTCGATAAGATCACGAGCGGAATCCATTACGGTAGTTGCGAACCAGGGAATCTTCGAAACATGACTCGCACCTTCAGCGACATTTTCCCCTCGTTTGCCGGTGAGGCATTCGTATTCGGTATCGAATGGTCTCTCGATACCATCGTGTTCACCATCAACGGGGTAGAGACAACTCGTCGCGTGTCCAAGGCGCTCGATCCCGAGAACGGCTGGTTCTCGGGCGCAGCGAACGCCAAGGTGTCGTCTCCCTTCGACGAACCGTTCCACGTGATTTATAACATCGCAGTCGGTGGAAACTTCCCCAAGTACAAGCCCGACGATACCACACCCGAATACGTCATCATGAGCATCGACTATTTCCGAGTTTTTGCAGAATTTTAATGTTTTTGCAGAATTTTAATGTTTCACGATATTTCCCGATGATGCATGCTATCATGTAAACGACATGTAAGAACAGATCTTCATGGTTCACGCAGAGAATATAAAAGGGAGTCGATGCATGAAATCGCCTGGATGTCATTTTAAGGCAAATGTCATTTTTAAGGTGAACGTCATTTAATCCAGGGAGAAACACAAATATATAATACTCTCGCAGAAGCTCAGTTTTATAACGAATACACATCATGCTGTCGAAGACGATCATTGTGGCCACGATAATTGGGTCGTTGTGCATCGGCGGAGCAATCGCGGCCGGAATCGTGATTTCTCAAAAACAACACACAGATGTATATTACAAGGATCCTGCAACGTTCGATCCCTCGTCCAGTGTCAGCGTTGACAACATCACGAGCATCCAACAAATCAACGTGAACACCCAAGGTATCACCGTGGCAAACTCGTATCTTCCTTCCATTCCCGACATGGTTGATAACACGACGTCTACGAACGTCACCCGCGTCCCTCTCTGGTGGGACGAATTTTCAGGATCCAGTTTGGATACCAGTTCGTGGCTGGTCATCGACGGACCGGGTGAGACGGGGTGGGGCAACAGGGAGTTACAGACTTATAGGTCCGACAACGTTGTCGTGGACAGCGACATGATGCACATATCGGCAATGCGTGATTCGAATGGTGACTGGACTTCGGGGCGTGTGCATTCCAAGGGGTCTTGGACTCCGGGGATGGTCGTCGAAGGTAAGACGGTCTCCAAGATCTACTTCGAGTCCCTCATCATCATTCCTCCTAGTGGAAACGGACTTTGGCCTGCATTTTGGGCGTTTCCTCAAGACAGCGTGTACGGAAACTACGCCGCGTCAGGCGAAATAGACATGATGGAACTTCGAGATTCGTATGATAAGGTGACGAGTGGCATTCATTACGGAGGCGAAAAGCCTGACAATCTCCGTAACATGACCCGAACTTTCTCTTCTGATGGCGAGACGTTTGCGAACAAGATGTTCGTATTCGGTTGCGAATGGACTCTAGATACTATCGTTCTGACTATCAACGGAATGGAAGTGACTCGTCGTGTGTCTACGGCTTTGGATCCGGAAAACGGTTGGTTTTCGAGCGCTTCGAATGCCAAGGTGTCGTCTCCCTTCGACGAACCTTTTCACTCTATTTTCAATATTGCCGTCGGTGGGAACTTCCCTCAGTACGAGCCAGACGAAACCACGCCAAATGTCGCCACGATGAGCATCGACTATTTCCGAGTTTTTGCAGACTTTGCATGATATGTTCGAATGTCACGGTTTAATGTAAAACAATCTATTTCAGCTTCGCAGAACTCACAGGAGAGACAGAAGCACTCACAGGGGAAACACTCGGGCTCGCGGGCATGTTCAGAATCTCGAGATCCTCCACATTTATACCATCCGATCCGTAGTCGTTTTCGAGGCCAGTATTGTCGAAGTTCGTGTTATTAAAATTGCCGTTGTCGAAATTGCCGTTGTCGAAATTGTTAATCATATTTTCGGAACCATCGGCAAAGAACAAGTTTTCCGCCATAACTCGAGGAGCAAAGAATTTTTTATATGCAAAATATGCCAAAAATACGATGATCAGAATCGCGATAAACACTATGCCCCAAAACTTCCAATCTATCGACCAAGACTTCTTGTGGCCACATGCCGGATCCGTGAAATCACCTCGAAGAGCTTTTTGAGTGCAACACACTTCTACACTATTAAGAGGATCTTTGTCGCACGATTCTGCAGGCTTAGGAACGGGAGGTGGAGTCGGTTCTGGCGCGGGGGTCGGTGCGGGGGTCGGCACGGGGGTGGGTGCAGGCGTAGGTGCAGGAGTAGGGGC